GTATCTTATGAACCTTGTCAAGTCACCTTATCAAATACTGCTGGAACAGGCAGGGTTGCCCCAGGATATTATTTCTGGATTTACTCACACGCCCCAACAAATGATGCCTCAATACGCGCCCGGCGGCAGTGTTCAACAAAATCTATCACCTGCTGATATGCAGGCGGCAATGATTATAAACGGGCAAACACCCCAAAATTTTAAAGCTGGTGGCCATGCATTAAAACAACTATTGACCTCAATTGGTCTTGGCGGTTTATTTGCAGCTCCAGATATTGCGGAAGCAGCGCAACATATTTCTCAAGGGAAAAAAGGTGAAGCTGCCGGTGATGTTTTTAGCGCAGCTAGTATGTTTGCGCCTCCACCCATAGCAGCAGGTTTATACGCACTTTCACCATCTGAGCTTGGAGATTCTACGCTTGATGCGTACAAAAAACAAGAACAAATGCGTCAAATGGAAGAACAAATGCGTCAAGCAGAAGAACAATACAAAGCAGGATTAAACGCTCAGCGACCACAACGCCAAGCTCCGCTTACTTTTGAAGAAACTAGGTTTTACAAAAAATAATCTATGGCAAACCCACAACTACCTATTCAAGCAGGCGGCAATCTTCCAGCGTTAGACACGCGTGAAGAAGATTTAGAAAAAGGGCTAGAGCAAGAAGCCGACATGGAGGCTTACGAGGCTGAGCTTGGGCTTGATGCTGCTGAGGTAGAAGAGGAAGTCATTGAGCTGGAAGACGGTTCAGTTGTCATTAACTACCAAGAAAAGAAAAGCCCACAACAAGACCCTGAGTTTTATGCAAACTTAGCAGAAGTTTTTGATGAAGACATATTGCAATCTTTGTCAGTAGAGTTTTTAGATTTTATTGACGTTGACAAAGAAGCCCGCACCGAACGCGATAAACAATACGAAGAAGGTTTACGCCGCACCGGTTTAGGCAAAGACGCCCCTGGTGGTGCCACGTTTGATGGTGCCTCCAAAGTAGTACACCCTGTTATGGCAGAGGCTTGCGTTGACTTTGCTGCTTCTGCTGCTAAAGAATTGCTGCCTTGTGATGGATTGGTTAAAACCGACATCAAGGGTGAAGTAGATCAGATTAAACAAAAGACTGCAGATCGTAAAGCAAACTTTATGAACTGGCAGTTGACAGAACAAATTCCTGAATACCGCGATGAGATGGAACAGTTGTTTACACAACTACCACTTGGCGGTTCACAGTTCCTTAAATGGCGTTTTGACTCAGAGCAACGCAGACCTACTTGCGAGTGGGTTCCAATCGATAACATCTATTTACCGTACTCTTCTACTAACTTTTACACCGCACAACGTGTAACTGAAGTGCAAGACATTACAGAAGATACGTTCCTACAGCGCGTTGAAGCTGGTATCTACCGTGATATCGATTCACAATATTCGTCTGATGCACCACTTACAGATCAAACTCGGTCTGAAAAAGCAAATGACAAGATCGAGGGTAAGTCTGAGCCATCGAAGAATATTGACGGCCTTCGTCGCATTTACGAGATCACCTGCTTTATTCGCTTAGAGGATGATCCCCTAACTGCTGGTCGTCGCGCTCCCTACATTTTAACCATTGACGAGACAACTTCTAAAGTACTCGCTCTTTACCGAAATTGGGAAGCAAATGATGAGAAGCTCGAGAAGCTGGATTGGTATGTTGAGTTCAAGTTCATTCCTTGGCGTGGCGCTTACGCTATTGGTCTTCCCCATCTTATTGGCGGGCTCTCTGCTGCTCTTACTGGCTCTCTACGGGCTTTGTTGGACGCTGCTCATATCAACAACAGCCAGACGATGCTTAAGCTCAAAGGTGGACGAATTGGTGGCCAGAGTGACCGAATTGAACCAACACAGGTAATTGAAGTTGAAGGAGCACCTGGAGTTAACGACATTCGCTCAATTGCAATGCCAATGCCGTTTAATCCACCATCTTCCGTACTGTTTAACCTCCTTAGTTGGTTAACAGACGCAGCTAAAGGCGTTGTTACTACTGCCGAAGAAAAAATTGGCGAAGCAAACAACAACATGCCAGTTGGCACCGCCCAAGCTCTGATTGAGCAAGGTGCTAAAGTATTCTCTGCAATTCATGCTCGCATGCATCGCAGCCAAGCTAAATCCTTGGCAATTGTTTCCCGCCTTAACCACTGGTACCTCGATGAAATGGATAACCAGTCAGGCGAAGAAATTCGTGTACGTGACTTTGCGTCAAATAACGATATCCGCCCCGTTTCAGATCCTAACATTTTTTCTGAAACACAGCGTGTTGCACAGAACCAAGCCCTTTTACAAATGGCTACCTCTGCGCCTCCAGGTATGTTTGATGTGCGCGGCGTATACCGCCGTGTATTGGAACAACTTAAAGTTCCTAACATTGAAGAAGTATTGCCAAACCCAATGGGCGCGGCAGAATCTAATCCTGCGCTAGAAAACGTATCGATGACAATGGGCCGCCCAGCTGCTGCCTACCCAGATCAAGATCATATTGCTCACATTAAGGTTCATTTAGATTATGCAAATAACCCAGCTTATGGTGGCAACCCTGTTATTGGTCCTATTTTTGCACCTCATGCTTTAGAACACATTAAGCAACATTTAACGTTGCATTACTTGCAATCCATGCGAGCTTATGTAGCAGAAGCCTCCGGCGGCAGAGATACTTTAGATTTACACCAAGAAAAACCATTGGATCTGGACGCACAGCAAGCCTTGGCATTAGCCTCACAGATGGTTAGCCAAGATTCGCAACAAAACATGGCGCAGTATGTTCAGCAAATTCAAGGCTTGGCACAAAAAGTGGCACAGGCTCAACAGAAACAACAAGAAAGCGCCGCAAACGCAGATCCAACTGCTCAGGTATTGCTTAAGACTCAAATGGCTGAAACCCAGCGCAAACAAGCTGAATCTCAAGCACGTATGCAGCTGGATAACCAAAAACAACAGCAAGAATACCAGATTAAACTGGCTGAGCTGCAACAAAAAGTTCAAGAGCTACAAGCTAAGTATCAAACCCAGTCTAATATCGATAGCCAACAAAACGCTAAAGATATTGCTCTGGCTAACATCAATAACGCAGCAAAAGAGCGTGTTGCTATGATTACTGCAGGCGCTCAGATGGACGCACAACAAGCTAAATTAGAGGCTGAGCAAAATATGTCAGCTTTGGAAGCAACTATGGCCGCTGAGCAAGACATTCGCCAGCACGGTTTGCAAGTTCAACAGCAAGCGTTCCAACAACAAGCAGCTCAGGTTGAAAAAGCCGTTGAGTTGCAACATGCACAGCAACAACACCAGCAAGAAATTGCACAAGCAGCCCAACAGCATCAACAAGCACTACAACAAGCAGATCAGCAGCACCAGCAACAATTAGCCCAACAAGCTCAACAACCTCAAACCCCTACTGAAGGACAATAATGGCAAATACAAAACAACCCGGCGGCGACGTCGGCTACAAAAAAGCCTATAAAATGACAGGCACCCCTGGTTATGCTGGCGGCCCTGGCGAAACTACAATGGACAAAGGCCCATCCGGCTCAGCCCGTAATAACAACTGGAAAATTGGTGCAGCCCAAGCCAAAATGGCTAACTCTGACAAAATTGGTCCAGATAAAAACCTTAAAGATCTTTCTAGCGGCAATTTCTATTAATAATTGGGGCGGAAAAACCGCCCTGTTTGCATTATTATTAATATGAAAGACTTTTTGTCACAAATTATTTCTCGTACGAGAGACGAACAAGAAAAATTGGCGGAAACCCTCACCGCTGGCAGTAATGTTAATTCTTTTGATGACTATCAACGTTTAGTTGGCAGACACGAAGGTTTTAAGCAAGTATTGGACATTATAAATGAAATTTTGAGGGAAGACGAAGAAGACCTGTAAAGGTTATAGGAGCACTGGATAGTGTTTGATTTAAAAGGTAAAGAAGAGCCGGATACAAGATCGGAAATTGAATGTTTTCCTGAAATTGATACTGGAATTGAAGTTGCTGGAGACCGTGTTTTAGTCCAACTAAGACGCGAAAAATCAACCAGCAAAGGCGGAATCATCCTTGTGGATGAAACCAGACAAACGTTACGTTTCAATGAGACTGTAGCCAAAGTAATCCAAATTGGACCTTTAGCATATAAGTCGCCAGATACTTTAGAGGATTGGATCGAAGGTCCATGGTGTAAAGT